ATCAGCTAAGACTGCCAGCGCGATACAATTCTTCACGGAATCTAATTTGCAGCGGATCTGCGTTGTTTGCCCTAGTCGCGCGCTTCGCGATAAATGGAATCGTGATGGTGGACGACGTTTTTCTGTGTACACGCAGCATTCACTGCCCCCTCCTAACCGCCGCTTCGGCTTTCTTGTAATGGACGAGTGCTTTTCCTACGACGCTGCGACGTTGTTGGGCTGGCTCTCTTTTGCTCGGGGCGGCGGAATGCGCGTTCTGCTCATTGGCGATCCATTACAGCGGGTTGTCGAGAATGTCGATTTGCTGCCTCTTGACCATCCCCTGTTCACTCGCAGACGGCTCGAGATGTGCGTTGCCAACTCGGTTCCACAAGACGCATTCCGTCTTGCTCTTACTTTAGTGCCTGAAAACCCAATGAGAGCCTTTTACCAGACGCGGAGTGTTCGCGCCCGGTCTATCGTTCTGCTGCCGTTGCCCATTAACAATCTTGTTTCAGTCGAAGCCAATCTTAGCGTTACCGGGCACCCGCACATGGGTCAACCCCACATGCCGTATTCCAGGACTTTATCCGTGGGCGCTGCTATCGGGTTGCGGGAGCAGAGCGTGTGGTTAACCGCGAATTTGGGCAACGCTCAGATGCACTGGTTCGCCGTCAGACCAATGGCGATGTTTGTGTTGCTCACGCGACACACTCGTGTGCTGTTCGTGTCCGCTGATTTCTTTTCTCAGCAGGCAGTGTTGCCGGGGGTGGACTTTGAGATGCTTCCCTTTGTCAATGGAGCGCCTCCCCTTAGCAAGAGATATGTGCCGAAGTTTGCGCTTGACAGGCTTATTCACTCCGCTGAAGTGTCGCGTGCCAGCATCATTTCTCGCCCTGCTTTCCCTGATGTCGTCACTCGCGGCACCAACATCATGCATGCGTGGAACGTCCCTGCGTCATTACACTCGCTACATCCAGCTGTGTTTCCAGCTGTTACGGACGAAGAAATCCAAGGTGTTATTTTCTCGCAAACGAACTTTGACCTCATCAAAGACCACGAGCATGCGGTCGAGTTTAAGATTGACGCTCCCATGCGTCTCTTGAAAATGACTGCTCCCAGTGCTCTGGTAACTCGCAAGGATGTGCGCTCGTCGTTCATTGACGCGCACAAGATGGCGGACATTCAGGTTTCCGGGTCCTCTTTCGAATCGTTGCGCAATTTCTGCCTTCGCAATTTAACGCCTGCTCAGAAGAAGTTCGTTTCACCTGTTGAGGTCGCTAACGCGGGTATTATGATTAAACGCTTCGTGGATTGTTATGTCGAGAGTCCTACTTTCGAAATGAGCGAGGATTCAATCAGCAGTTGGCTTCGGCGTCGAACTCCGACGTTCCTTGAGTCGATTGATGAGCGATTTGGTGAGAGCCGTCGTACAACGACGTTCGTAAGTTTCCTTAAGACGCAGGTCAAGTGCAAGCCCGTACCGGGTTTCGCTGGGACGATACAATACGGTCAACAAATTGTCGCTAATGATCCATCCTACTCTGCATGCTTCCTCGACGCGCAGACGAAAGCTTTCCGGCGGTGCTCAGAGATTCTGCGTTCAACGTGCATTATTGACTGCGGTTATTCGGATGACGAATTAGCTCGGGCTGTACGGCAATGGGGCGTCGACTTCACGCAGAACACGCAAATTGACGTTTCCCGGCAGGACTCCCAGCATACCGGTGCACAGGTTCTCGCTTTTGCTTGGTTCTTAAAGCAATTGGGCATCGACGAAGAAATTATAGAATTGTACGTTCTTATGCGGTCGTACTACGCCG